GGCAGAAGAACAGGTACTGGATTGACTGCTTTGGGCGATACAATGGCAGCTTTGAGTATTGCTTATGGTAGCAGACAAAGTATTGAAATGACTGGCAAAATTTGCAAGACTTTGTGCTTGTCATCGTTCCGGTCTAGTGTTGATATGGCTAAAAAGACAGGTGCGTTCCCTGTTTGGGATTGGAACAAAGAAAAGGATTCTGAATTTCTTCTGATGTTGCGAGATCTTGATGCAACTCTTTATGAGAATATGCAAAAGCATGGTAGAAGAAATATTGCTAATCTGACAATCGCCCCAACAGGATCTGTGTCTATCATGACACAGACAACGTCTGGTATTGAACCTTTGTTCATGCTTTTCCCGTATACCAGAAGAAAGAAAATCAATCCAAACGATAAGAATGCAAGAACGGATTTTGTTGATCCAAATGGTGATCATTGGCAAGAATTTGAAGTATATCATCCTAAAGTTAAAATGTGGATGGATATCACAGGGGAAAAGGATCTTAAGAAGTCTCCTTGGTTTGGTTGCTGTGCAGAAGATATTGATTGGGTTGCAGCTGTGGAATTACAAGCTGAAGCACAGAAATACGTTGATCATGCAATTTCCAAGACTGTTAATCTGCCAGAAGAAGTGACAGAAGAACAAGTTGCAAAGATTTACGAAGCTGCATGGAAGTATAAATGCAAGGGTATGACAGTTTATCGCAAGAATTGTCGTACTGGAGTTTTGATTGAAAAACCTGCTAAGAAAGAAGAACCAGAGGAAAAGATCAAAAAGAATGATGCTCCAAAACGTCCTTCAGATATTGAAGCAGAACTGTATTTGCCAATAGTAAAAAGTGAACCTTATTATGTTGTTGTTGGTCTTTTTAATGGCGAACCATATGAAGTATTTGCTGGTTTAAACATTGAAGATGGTAAGCCGTTAATCAAATGCAAAGAATCCAAAGGCATGCTTAAGAAACTCAATAGAGGCAAATATGTATTCGAAGCTGGCAACGAATCATTTAATTTGATTAATATCAGTAATCATGAAAATGGAGATGCTTTGTGCAGGATGGTAAGCACTTCATTGCGTCATGGTGCTGATATTAGCTTCGTCGTTCATCAGCTTGAAAAGACTAAGGGAGATCTTGTCAGCCTTAGTAAGGTGCTTGCAAGAACTCTTAAGAAGTATATCAAGGATGGCACCAAGGTTCATGGCGAAGAATGTCCTTCTTGCCAAGGCAATCAAGTTGAAAGAAACGATGGATGTGTTCTTTGTAAGTCTTGTGGTTGGTCCAAGTGCGGTTGATATGAACAAGGTGGTGCCATGTGTTGCGAATAAATCTATATGGGCCTCCTGGAAGCGGCAAAACAACTCTAGCTACAGAGTTGTTTTGCCACTTAAAAAAACAAGGTGTTAATTGTGAAATAGTAAATGAATTGGCAAGAGAATGGGCTTATCAAAATAGACCCATTCAATCTTTAGATCAAATTTATTTATTTGCTTCTCAAATGCACAAAGAAGACACTTTACTTAGCAGAAATAAAGTAGATGTTATTATCTCCGATTCTCCAGTATATCTTAATGCATTTTATGGTATTCTAAAAAATTCCAAATTATCAAAAGGATTGCAGTCATTGTGTAGACATTTCGATCTTACATACAATTCAATAAATTTTTTTTGCAAATTAAATAATAATTATAAATTTGACCAAAGTGGAAGACATCATAAGTTAGAAGATAGTAAAAAGCTACAAGATGTTATGCTAGAAGAAATAGGAGACTATTATAGAATCTTGCTTATGAATCTTAACATATTAGATAATGATAAAAATAGACTTGATCAAATTATGGAAGTTTTCAATAAGGAATTATTTTTCCACCACAATCCTACATAATTTATTATATCTTAACTAAATAAAATGTATGGAAGATTTTAATTTCAAATCATTTTTGCTTAATGAGAACAAAGTTTATTTAGCCCAAGAAATTGGGGATGTTTTAAACTCTGTTCAGGATCTTAATGACGAAGTAGAAAAGATTGGTACGAGAAACTTAGTAAGATTTTCTCAAATAATTGTGAATAAATGCAGAGGTATTCTTCAAGGTCATTGGGGTGATGAAAATAAAAAGTGGCTTTTAAAATTACAAAAATGTGCAGTTGCTTTAGCGAAAGCAATTGATGAAAACGACAACACTGAAGAAACTCTTAAGTCAATTCAAAGTGAAGTTGAAAGAATGCTAAATAAGATGGGTGTGCCGTTTAACAAAATTTCTCAATCTTCATCACCAGAACCAGCAGATGCTGGCCAAGGTGTATCTCCTGTTCCTCCTTCTGTTAGCGGAGAAAGTCCGCCAACACCTCCAGATGCAAGTATAGCCCCTGAGACTCCTGAAGCATCTGGATTTGCTGCACCTTCAAATGCTGCTGTTTCACAGCAACCAAACAATTTAGGCCTATAAACACATGTGCGGATTAGCTGGTTTTATTGGCAAGTCAAAGCAACCTCGTACATCTTTTGAATTGTTTACAAGTTTGTTTGTGAACACACAAGTTCGTGGAGTGGATGCTTCAGGAATTTATGCAGTAGATACCGATAACAACATAATAACTTTCAAAGATGGTGTTCCATCTGAGGTTCTTGTTAATTATGACGAATATTTAAATCTTGAAAGAATGGATTTGAATTTGTTGTTTGGTCATTGCAGACAGACTAGTATAGGTGTTGGTGGTGCAGAGGATAATCTTAATAATCATCCATTTGTGTCTGATAAAAAAAACATTGCTGTTATGCACAATGGAAGAATAGATCAAGAAGAATACGAAAGTCTTTCTAAAGTTTATAATACAGTTGGGAAATGTGATTCCGAAATAATTTTAAGACATTTAGAAAATAATTATAATAAAACTTCTGAAGAAGACGCTGATTTAATATTAGAGCCACTGACTCATTTTGTTGGTTTGTGTCCAGCAAGTCAATATGCTCTAGCAATTGGAGAGGTGAAAAAAGATGACAGAGTATTATACCTTCTTCGTAATGTTCACAGATCATTATGGTATTTCGATTTAACGAAACAGTTAAACCAAATATTTTTTGCATCAACAGATGAAATTTTGTTTACATCTTTGTTGCATATTTTTCCAAAATATATAAATATTGATGAAATAAAATTGTATAAGATAGAACCGCATTGCATTGTTAAAATTAATTTCAGTGAAGAAAAACTGAGTGTTTCTTCATATCAGTTAAAATTGCATCAGAAAATTATTTTAAATTATTTGAGGTAACAAAATGGATCACAATTTAGATTTTGAAGCAGATGATATTGAATCAGTTAAAAAAGTAAAAAAAAGGAATGGCTGCACAAAAGGTAAAAGGTTTGAAAGAGAAATTGTCAAAATATTAACAGCACGATTTGGGGAAGGCTTTAGCAGGTCTATTGGGTCAGGCAACCGATGGGGACAAGTTGCGAATCTACCAGAACATGCAAAATTAACTTTAACAGGTGATATTTGTTGTCCAGAAGGATTCTTGTGGGTGTTTGAATGTAAAGGTGGTTATGCAGATGTTGATGTTCATTCTTTCTTCAAAGGTAATAAAAAATTTGATGAATTTTTGAAACAAGCAGAAGATGATGGAAAAAGACTTAACAAACTTCCTGCTGTTATTTGGAAAAAAGACCGTAAAGAGATCATCGCAGCATTTAAGAACGATGATCTCTTTGTAGATTTCAAGTATAGTTTTAATTATAGAAACTGGGTAATTGTTTCACTTGATGATTTTCTCGCATTAGACGATAGATGTTTCACTCAAAGTCGTTGAGCATATATCTATGACTTTCGGCAGGAATTAAATTTAAATACTTTTCTGATAAAAACCAATGCCATCTTTTGGGGAATTGAGGCGTAACTTTATTTCCGTAACCATCTGTGATGATAAATACTGCGTGTGGGTATTTTTCACCTTTGATGACAATTTCTTGTATCTTATCTTCTATACATTTAAATGAAGTTCCACCACCTCCATAAAGAGTTTTTGATTTAAGACTTGTTTCAGTTGCATAATAATCAAAACAGAATAATCTTACATTAAACTTTTTTGGATTGAGTGTAAGTGCTGCTTTGAAAAATCTTTCAGCAAGATTAAAACAACTTCCAGATGTGTCCATGAAAAAGAACACATTTATTTTGTCTTTTTTATTGGTTATATCTTCAACATATTCATCTGAAGGGATAAAAAGATCCGTATTGATGCATCCAAAACGCCTTGGAGCACGAATCCATTGTTCGCATTCATGTTCATCAACTTTCGTAATAACAGATTCCCATTTTTTGATAACTGTTTCCCATTTACGTTTTGGCAAAACCCTGGAAGGTCTTTTAATTAAAAAAGGCATCAACAAAGGAGTTGATCCAGCTTTCAAACTTTTTTGCACTTGATTGTTAAGTTTATCAGAAATAGATTGCATTTCTTCTGGCGACATTTCACCAGTCACTTTATCAAGGATCTTTTCCTCATCTTCTTGTGTGTTTTTGTTCCATGTAGAATGATCATCCACAGTTTGCGGCAAACCATCTTGACTTATACTTGATCTGCTAGCAGAATGATCATCCACAGTTTGTGGCAAACCATCTTGACTTATACTTGATCTGCTAGATTTCGACTTATCGTTACCGTTTTTGTTGTCTTTCTCGCACTCTTTAATAAGATTGTTATAATAAAATTCAGAGCTTTCATCCTTTGGATAAGGGCGACCGTAATGTTTTTTATCTTTGAAAACTGTTTCAACCCAGCAGTATTGATCCCAACTTTCAATCTGATTTTGGATAAATCCAAAACTTTCAACTAACAAGTGGTTGATAACAATATCTTGAGCAACATTTGCAATTTGCTTTTGTTCACAATCTTTAAATCTCGATCCATGATTGAGAACAACGTGCAAGCACTCATGACAAATGACAAATAATTTTTTATATTCGTCACATTCATTCCAAAACTTTTCATTAAACAGAAAGTTGATACAATTGCCATCTTTATCAAAAACTACAGCAGCTGTATCAATACTTTCCGTAAAACTAGGTTTGCCAAGTTGCCAAAACTTATAAAAAAGAGAGTGGTGCAAAACCAGCTTGTTGCCAAAATCTTTCCACTCTTTATCAAGATCTGTAGACATTATCAATTCCTTTCAAACCAGTTGGTTTAATAAATCTATTGGTCCGAGTGTACCATCCGCTTTCATAATAACTGCCATCTTCCTAATTTTGGCTTTAAACACTTCATCTGACATGTATCTCGAACGATCTCCAGATAAGCTGCTCACACATGCATTATAAAGATTTATGAACAATTTACTATCTAGCTTTGCCAGCCTGACTGAAAACATAGTGTTTATATACATGTGAATGAAAGCTAGAATATCTTTTGATTTTTCTTCCGATATAGAACAATTGTTGTCATTTCTACGATTATAATATGTTCTTATAAGCGTTTCATAACTAGCATCTTTATCAATTTTAAATTCTGGAATAACTATATCACTCCAGTCAAACACACTAGATGATTTAATGTCTGGAAGATCTTTCGTTTTAATTTTATCATAAACAGAACTAATTTCAGCAATTAAATTTTTATCAGCAGATGCGCTAATGATATTGTGAAGCATTTCATTATATTTTTTAGTTATATCAGGGCATGTATCAACACCTGTTTTGCTTTCTTTGATATAGGAAAACACAGTTTCTTTAACTAACTTTCCATTTGATTCACTCATCATTAAACATATTTTTTCATTATTAATTAAAGGCAAATAGAATTTGCATATTTCTGATTCAGATTTAATATATTTTTTTGATTGTTCGTAATTATTTTCATTGCTAATGAAAGTTTTAGCTTTCTTGACATCATTGTCTTTCATAAACTTGTGAAGAGCTTTATGAATTGGGCCATTGATAATCAAATTATGCAACTTTGGAACATTAGTGCTTCCAGGAAGAACATCTTCCATGCTTCCACCAAGCCTAAAAAGATTTAATGCATAGTCTACACGGCGAGGAGAAACGAGGTCTTTCATTTCATTTGGCAGATCATTCCACCATTCAATGGCAGCAAGACCCATGTCTTCGCCATATTTTTCGCAAAAATAATCAGAATCACATTCATAGGGAATGGGCAAGGGAATTTCAAACCTATCCTTTTGAGCAGGATCAAGCTTTTCAACATCATAAATTTCTTCTTCGGTTTCAGGATTAATAGCTGCCCAAACAACCTTGAGATTTGGAAATTTCTTACCATTAATTGATTTAAATTGGATTAATTCCATTATAGCGTTACGAATTTTCTTTGGTGCTCGATTATATTCATCGAAAAATATTGCTTCAATCTTTGAATTTTTGCTTAGTGCTTTTGGTCGAACAAAATCCAGAACACGATCACCATCTTCATCAATAATTTCCTTGGGCACACCAATTAGATCTGTCCAAGGATCAAGAGTAGAGGCTGAAAAATACAGGTATGATTCACCAAGAATCAGACCTGCATCTTCAAATACCTTCTTGATCATGGCAGTTTTACCAACACCATGTTTGCCAATTAGCAAAACATTCTGTCGATTATTGTAGAAAGATGCGAGTTTAGCTATGCGAGGATTCATGTCGGTTACTCCTATTGTGTACCGACATGATTATAAGAAAAAAAGGCAGGCTCACTAGTCTACTTGTAAATTTGAAGATTCATACGATCAGACACGAATGTGTTCTCGCCAATTAAAAGTGTGAACCACACATCGTATATTCCTGCTTCAATATCTGTCGTATCAAGAAGATAGTATGCATAATTTTTCTCACGATAATCAGTAGAAGCTTCGCTGACAATCGTTCTTAAATCTTCTTCTTCTGGTAAACAATCACCACACTTTTGAACTATGCTTATTTTTACATCAGATGATATAATAAGATTTTCATAATAACGCTGGAGATCTGTTCCTTTTGGAACATTTGGCGTGATCTGGCAAATGATATATTGTTTACTGCCTTTTCTAAACCTGTTTGGTCTAAACGCAAAGCTAAAGTCATAAACAACTGGTATTGGAGTGGTATACCAAACATCTGGATATAAGTTGAAAGTATTAACTATTTCAGACGTTCCTTCGTCATCTCTAAAATTAATTTTCCATATATCAACATAAACACCTGTTGTGTATGTTGGAAAGTCAGTAGGCAGATCAATATAATATTTTCCTGTAGAATCCTGACTAATTTGTGTAACAGTTGTTACTAAAGTTCTTGCATTTGGATCATTAATTGAAGAATTATCATTTACTCTATAAATTTCAATTTTTTCAATTGAGTTTACATTCGAAAAATTATTTTGATTATAGACAAAAAGTCTAAGAGTAACAGTGTTTCCAACTGTTGGGTTTTGGTATCTTTCTCTTGTTGTAGACATTATTATCTCCTAGACTTTGCTGCCGATTTTGCCTTGCGAGCTTCTTTATCGTGCTCTTCCTTTTCTTTTTTCTTCTGATCGACGAATTTATCTATAAGATATCTTCGTTCCGGTATTTCAAGACGCATGACAGTAAACCTGTCCATATGCATATGATAAATAAAGAAAAACATCTCATCCATGAGATTGCGCCAGAGTGTTAAGCTGGGGCTTTCACCCCCTTCTTGCTCCGGGGGAAGAAAAAATTTGCTTCAAGGGGTAGATCGATTTCAAATTCTTCATTGTTGTAAGGACTCACAATTGTGACTTTTGTATCCACACCAAATGGAGGTTCGTTTACAAGATTCCTAAGATAACTAACATCTTGAATAGGAAGGTTTTTCAACACTACTTTGATGTCTTCTTTTTCGTTAATGCTTTCAATGTTGTTGATCAGTTGTGCTGTACGGAAAATTAGTGTGTCATCAGCTGCTGAGTCACCAAATGCTTTTAATCGGCGTTCACGATATTCTTGCAATTCATTTTCATCTCGCCCCTTTGAAAGACGATAGCCGAATTTGAGGCCAGACTTAGGAAGAACACCGAAAAGATCATTCTGGCTGAAATTATCTGGGCATCTTTCAACAGGAATTGAATCAATGTCAATGGTTGTTTGGAAAGTGCGATCAGTTTCTGGACACTTAACTTGAACTTCGTAATCTGATCCATAACTAATACCACGGAGATAAATTAGAAGGAATGTACGATCAGCGGTAAGAAGATTTTCTGGCTTAATTGGTTCTTTAATACATTTTGAAAAAATCATATTAATAGCAATTCCCTTTTTCACGAATCTTGGCGTGGCAAGAATTTGCTCTTCTTCACCTGTCATAGGACGGATATGGATCTTTCCGTCTACAGGACCGTCAGTGCCATCATAAAATCGACCACGACTTGGAAGAAGAATTTCTTCAAAATTTGAACTTTGACTCTTCAAATTTTGCAAAAGAAGTGTAAGTTCAGCGTTTTGTTGAAATCCTGGTTGAGCATATTGGGGTGCATATTGAACATTTTGTGCAGAAGCTTGCTCAGGATTGCTCATTCCCATAGCTGCTCTAAATTGAGGAGGAATATTACCTGTAATCTTTACTGGTCCTTCAGCAGCGTTTTGTCCAGCGTTATTAGCTGGTTGCCTAAGCGGATGATGTTCTGGCAAATCAACTGCTGGGTCGTTGGAAGAATTAGGTCGTTGTGGGCGGAAGATTTCGTCTGACATGGTTTTCCTCTTGAAAGTTAAGATCTAATTTAATACAGTAAAAATAAAATTTTCTTATACAAAACTCAATTAAAAGTATGATAAACATCGGTTTGCACAACATTGAAAACATTGTTTTCGAAAATGAAAATATTAAAAAATCATTGCCAAGATTTAAATCACTGTTTGATTCATGGCTATTAAGTAAAACAATGCCGTTTTTGAGAGCTTTGGGAACCAGATCAATTATTCAATTGATTAATCAAATTAATGACGAAGAAAAGAAAATAATTTCTGATATATTAAAAACAGAAATTTATTTCATGGAAATGGATTTAGACAAAATTGTTCATTACGAAGGAAAAACAGATGACTTGGAATTTTGTTTACCGTTAAACAAAAACATAAATGACATCTCTATAACAAGAACAAAAGATAAGATCGGAGTCACTATACATGCAGGAGATACCAATGAATGAAGTGGTTTTTTGGCTTTGTGCTTGCGTTGGCATGACAAACATAATTGTTGAAAGTGAAATTTCAAAAAAAGTAAAAGATTTTATGGAATCTTTTACACATCCATTCATCATAAAGATGCTTAATTGCTATCAATGTGCTGGATTTTGGTCAGGAGTAATTGTTACAACTGGCTATTTGCTAACATATAATTGTTTCTTTGAAAAATGGTTTTATGTATTTATGGGAGGATGTGCAAGCAGTTTTGCAAGCACGTTCTTTGCCATTTTCCAAACTTATCTTGAAGCTAATTCAGTGGTGAGAGAATGACAAAAAATCCAAATTTATATTGCGAAAACTGTAACAAGAAGTATCAAGGAGTTGATACTTCTAATTTAATTCAAATTATTAAATCTCAAATTCAAAAAAGTTTTAAAATAGCCATTGATCAAGAAAATATCAAGGAAGAAGCCTTTCAGAAACAAAAAGAAACATTTAAGTGTCCTAAATGTGGTTATCTAATGAGGAGTATTACAGGTGAAAAATAAGTCATATATCAGTCTTTTTGATGTTAAACAAGCTCTTAGAGATAACAAATTTCGTGAAAGTTTACCTGAAAGTTTATTGCCAGATGTACAAAGATTTTTAAATAATCCAAGCTGCACATGTAATTTTTCAATTTATGTCAAGCTTCTCAAAGAAGCAAAAGATCAGTTAATTCAACATTATCCTGAAAAACACTACATGTCACCAGAAGAAGAACAAGAAAAGTTGGCTAAAAACAACTTTAGTATTATAAATTGTTCAATTGGAGAACTGGAAGATAGAATGAAAACCTTGGCCGCTGGAAGAAAACAAATTGCTATTGCAAGATATGAAGATCAAGTCACTGTTATTGTTAATGAGCTTGATCAAATTTTTTAATCAAGTCTTTAGTGTTTTGTAACATTTTTTCAAGAATTGTTTTGTGATATTTTGGAGCCATAGGAAAGGCATCATAAACATGCCTTTCCTTTGAAAGTAATAATGCTTTTTCAAAGTAATTTAGAGCAGCGTACAAATTGTTTTGTTCATACAAATAACAACCAGTCAAAACTGCTATTTCAATAAAAGTTGGATATTTTTTTATTAAATAATTAATGTAATTTTGAGCTATGTCTAAATTTTGATTGTTCTTTAAATAATGTTTTATAATATTAAAATATATAAATAAATGTTCTTCTACTATTGGTTTTCCAAATAAAAATTCCGTTGCCAATTTTACAAAATCAGAATCTTTATTTAATTTTGACCAAATTTTATCAAATGGAAACAAATTTGTTTCATTACTTTTTATTATAAATTTATTTACCCCTTTTTTTTCTGTATTAAATATTCTTTGTGTTTTTACTAAAAAATCATTTACACCAAGGCATATATGGGTTGATTCCAAATCATCAGGAATTTCTGTAGATATTTTTTCATCATTAAAAAGTAGCAAAAAAGGTTGGTTTTTAAAATAATTTTTTATTTCAGTCAAAGCATTATTATCTTTATATTTTAACTTAACACTAGTTTTATCTATGTCATTGCAAAAATAAGTTATGTTATGTGAACTTTTTATTTCTAAAAGTTCTTTATAATCTTTCTTTTTGTAAATAGCTATGTTGATCATTTTATGTTTTTTACTAACTTATACTAGAAAGGTTAAATATAAAATATGGATTATGTTAACAACAAACTACTTGAAAATAATATACTTCTTTTCCAGAAATATTTGAAAACAAAGAAAAAATTTGATTATTTGAAAGTTGATTACGAAATACACAAATTAAATGTCGGAGAAAGCAAAACTGTTCTTCAATTTGATGCTAAATTGTATGAAGAAAACAATAAAAAACTAAAAGAAGTTCAGGATTATTTAGCAACTGAATTTTTTATTCTGGCACAAAATATTGTCAGGTTTACCAATTATCAATCTGTAGATGTGGACGATGCGGTCCAAGAAGGTGTTTACATTTGCTTGAGCAGAGTTGAAAGATTTGATCCAACAAGAGGAAGCAAAGCCTTTAATTTTCTAACCACATGTCTTATTCATCATCTTAGACAAATATATAGAAGTAACAAAAATTTTATAGAACTAAAACGTAAGTATTGTGATTACTATATGCAAAAACATTGCAGAGAATTACCAGCTAGACGTAATGAAAGATTGGGAAAAAAATAATAGTTATGTAAATACATTGACTTTTTATTTTTGAATGCTATATTGCTTATATTGATATTGACTGAGAAATTAATCATTCTTGGAGTTCATTATGAGAAACAAATTTTTGGATGGAGTTGAAAATTCAGAACTAATTGCTCTTCTTGAAAATAGCAGTGTTAAAGAAAAAATTAACACGATATTACTTAACGAAAGTGTCGTGTATACAAAAAAGGGAAGACTTAACAAATCCGGTGCATGTAGAATTTTGAATATGAAACCAAAAGAACTTGATGATTTTATTGTTGAATGCCGTGATATTATAAGAGCCAGTCAGTTTGAAGATTAAACAGTCGGGTTATTATCCTGTGCAACCTTTCCATTCTGCTCTATCATAACGTAAAGTAAGATTAACTCGCATGACATCTGTTGATGTCATGTCAAAATCTCCAAATTCAACCTCTTGTGGCCAAGCATTATAATACCACCATTGCTCTAAAGGATCACCTTGGCCATCAAGTGATGTCACTGTTACATCTCGTTTGAATTTTCTCGATGGATCTGGGAATGTGCTCCATTCTTGAGAACCATAATAATTGCCTGTTTTGAAATTTCTGGGATTATTTGTTATTCCATAAACAAAGCTTATCCATTCAGCAACAGGATTTAACTTTGTCATAGTGTCGAACAAAGTTACTTTCAACGGTTTCCAATCAGGCCTGCCAGCAAAATAAATTGTTTCACTTAGATGATTTACTTCTGTTTCTTTAAAACTAAAACTTGGTCTGCTTGCTTTTTCCCAAATCATAATCGATAAAGCATCTCTTAAAGGAGATCTTAAAATATTTGCAGGTGTTATTTCTTCACCTTGACCTCCCGGTCTTGTTGGTGCTGTATTTCCAGTTGTAACACCCCAAATATTCAAAATAAAACGATTCTGTCGTTTAAAAGTAGTGCCGGAAGCCCAGCCTATACCCATATTACCAATAGCTTGTGGCATAATTTTTTATATAGAAAAACTTCTACTTTTATATAGTATAAAAGTAGAAGTTTTTTATTAACTCCGTTAGTATTAGTATGCGCCTGCTAGATTTCCGCAAGCTCCACCAACATTACCTTCTTGAGGTACTGGAATACAATAGTTGGTGTATTTAGCAAAGTTGTATCGAAGGTTCAATTCAACAGTACATTCTTCGCTGGATGAATAGTCAAGATCCCCGAAGTTAATGGAAACGGGCCAGCAGTTGACAAGTCTCCACTCTTCAATTGCATAGCCAGAACCATCAAGCATTGTCAAAATGCCGTTGCCAGCATAACCAGTTCCAGCAGCATTTTTTGCGACATTTCTCTGGGTGGCTTGAATAAATTCATTATTGCCACCAGTAAAGTTGTAAACTCTGTTAACCCAAAGAAGAAGGTTGTTAACAGCTGCATCTGTTGATGCAATATCGTAATAGGTTACGGCTAACTGTTGGAAAGTGGCTTTGCCGGGAATCCAAGTTTTACCGTTCAAGAAGTTGATTTCAGTTTCTTCAACTTCCAGCTGAGGACGGTTAGCAACCTTCACATATTGACCACCAACACCAAGTGCTGCGTTTCCACCGATGTTTTCAACACGGAAGGTCCATCTGTACTTCCTTTTGAAAGTTGCGCTACCAAGTGGGCCGATGCCCATATTACCAATCGTACTATTAGTTGCCATTTTTCCTCCAATAATTTATTTATTAAAATCAACCCAGGTTTGTTCCAGTTCTGTTCAAAGAAAATTCAATAAAGATAAACTCAGCTGCTCTTGTTGGAACTAGGCCGATTCTGGCTCGTAGTTCGTTTCTATCGATGACATCGGGTGTGTTCAATTCAGCATCACACTTGACAACAAAGTCTGTCAAACCCTGACGCTGTTGAACATCGCTCAGGATAGATGTGCAAGCAGAGACGAATGTAGCACGAAGAGCTTCTGTGTTTGGTTCAAACAAGAGAGTTCTAGCAACATTCTTAATAGCTTTCTCAACATAGAACAACATTCTGCGAACATTTACTCTGTCTAGAGCAGTTGGCGCTCTCTGAAGAGTTTTCTGACCCCAGATAACGAAACCTGCAACATCTGGATAAGAAATAATTGGATTGATACAGTTCTGATTGCCATACATCTGATCTCTTTCCGCAAGAGTTGGGCGAGAGTAGACGTTAGCAACATTTTGAACAACTCCACGATTTAAACCAGCTGGAGCGAACCATACTGCTGACAGATTGTCAGAATTACAGATTGCTGCCAAAACTGAACCTGATGGTGGAACCCAAACAGGAATGTTGTTATAAACATCGGTGATTTGCAACCAAGGCCAGTAGAGGGCTGCGAAATCTGTATCAAAACGATCACCATTTAGAGGATGTACGCCATTCTGCCATTCGATGATTTCACGAACAGTTAGACCAAATGGAGGATCAATAATTGCAAGGCAATCTTCTCTATAGTTTTCAGCAACACTAATCAGAGCTTGAATTACAGATGTGCTTGAACGTCCCGGAGCGCAAATTAGGTCAATATCAATCTGCTCTGGTTCAGATAGATTGTAAAGACCAGTTCCTGCAATTGGATTTCCAATCACCAAATCATCCTGACTATCAGGATCAAGAGGAATACCATCAGTGCCGCCTACTAGCGCAAGACCAGTAGCAGGAGTGTTAGCTGGAGGTGCGCTAACAGCAGTGTTATCTACAATTCTTACGAAATAAGAATTAGAGTTCACATATGTCGGAGCATAAAAAGATGAATCTTGATTTTTGCTCAAATTTCCCCAAGATTCTACTGATGCTCCATTGTTAAAAACCTTGAGCGTGAAAGTACCATCATCTTGATTGTTTGTGAAAATAACAGA